TACTAAATCTGGAAAGTTAGATTCTTTTGTTGAATACATAAATCAATTTGATGAAAAAGTTAAGGTTGCTCTTGCTCCTTCTTTACTTAGAGTATTAGAATCATCTAATACAGGAGATATGTCATACATGCCTGTGTTACGTGCAGTGGAAACTAAAAATGGTGTAACTAATATAACAGATGCTACATTAAATATATTTGTAGATTCTATTGAAACAGAATTTGATCGTATAGTAAGAGAAAGAAACACAGAAGGAAGAAGAACAGCCAGAAGTGTAATAGGATATAATATAGAAGGTACAGATGAAAAAGGAAATGCCCTACCAGCTAGAGCATTTAAACTTCATAACTCAGCAACACTATTAATTGATACAGTTAAAACACAATTAGAAGAAATTGCAAATAGAGGTAATGTTACTTTAGACCAAGCTCTTGATGAAATTAATATGACTAGAACTGATCTTAAATTAGATCTTAATAGTTTATTAGAAAGTCAGTTTGATCAATTTAAACAAGAGTTGGTAAATTTAAATATATCAGAAGAACTTAGCAACAGTATAAAAAATGGTTTAGATGTTGCAAATAATTTTGCTGAGGCGGCAGAATTATTAAACTTAATTGATAACGCAGATCATAATTTAAAACAAATATTTTTTAATGATTGGGTTAATACAAAATCATTAAATGAAGTGTTATTGGGTGATCAAGCAGTAACATTAAAAAATGGTGTTGATGCTATTAAAAGAGCTAAAGCACAAAATGCAGCTACAGTAAGTGCTTATAGTGCTATTATAGCGCCAGAGTTAGGTATTAATCATACAAATGAAAAAATAAGTAGTTTTGTATTAGATGAACCTATTGGTAAATCTTCTTTAGGAGAAAACAAAGATATTGAAGAAGCAGATGCACAACTGTATTATACTACAAAAGGCTTTAGGTATAGTGAATTTGGATTTGGTAAACTTACACCATTGCAAGCTGCATTATTAGATGAGATTGAAAACGATGGTCAAGTATTTATTGATCCATTAAAATATCAAAATCCTGCAGAGCTTAAGTCAAGAAAAAAAATTACTTCTGAAGAAATATTTGGTAGTAACGGATATGCAAACAACGGATCAATGGTAAACTCACGTAAGTTGGTTTATGCTGATGGTAGAACTTTTATAAAAATGTCTGCTTTTGTTTTACTTCCACAACTTACATCAGACAATATAGAAACTGATCCAACAAAACCACCAATATGGGTTCCAAAACCTAATATGATTAAACTTCATAATTTAAGAGTAAAGCTAGAAGCAGAAGAGCAAGAAAATAATTCAATAGCTATAGCAGCACCAATGAGTGCATTTAAAATGCTTAAGCAAGATGTTACAGATTTAAGTGAGTTAGGAAACTCTGATAGGTTTACAAATAAAGCAACAGACTTAAGTGCTAAAAATTTAGGATTGCAAGTAGAAATGCCTTCTAACAAAAAAGAAATTATAGATCCTACACAAATTAAAAACATTATTACATCCGAACAATCAGATGATGTGTTTGTAGAAGCATTAGGATTAACTGTTGGTCAAATAAGAAAAGAATACAATAAAGCTACTGGAAGAAGAGTAGAATTTAAATTTAAAAATAAAAGAAATTTAGTTTATACATTTAAAAAACAAGATGGAACAATTGGTTTAATGGATGAATTAAACATATCTAGAAAAACTAATAAGATTACACCTAATTTAACAGCATTTTTAAAATATGCTGAGGAAGGTTTAAAAGCATCTGATACTAGTAGTAATTTATTAGAGTTTTTTGCTACAGAAAATGGAGAGCAAAAATATGATTTAAATAACCCTATTACAATAAATAAATTTGAAGGTTTGTTTCTTACTTATTTAAGTAAAGGTGTATTATCAGAAAAATTACCTGGCCACTCTTTAGCTTTAGTTTCAGATTTTGGTGTTGGTGTTTATAGAAAAGTATATAGTTTTGATGAAAATGGTATACCTGATCGTTCAGAAATTATTAGAGAAAATGTTTGGAAAAACATGAAAAACAAACCCTCTATACAAGAACCGTCAAATGGATTAGACACAACTGCTGAACCAACATGGTCTCAAGTTGAGATTCCTAAAGACGGCTTTGTTGTAATACAAGATAGGTTAAGGTCTGGTGTTAAAGCATATGACAGTAAAGGTAACGAAACAGGAGAGAGATATACAGAAATGCTAATGCCTGCTCATTTTCAATCTATTATGGATCTAATAGAGAATAGTAATGAACCAATGCCTGAAGTTATATCTAAATTGTTTGCAATACGTATACCTTCTCAGGATAATCATTCAACAGTCAATGCTAAATACGTAGATTTTTTACCAGCTATTTATGGATCAGTTGCTATGTTTGCAAGAGAACTTGTAGAAATATCAGGAGCGGATTTTGATATTGATAAAGTGTATGCTCAAATTAAACAATGGTATGTAAAAAATAATAAATTTATTGAGTATGGTAAAGGTAAAACATTAGATGAACAATATAATGATTACATAGAATACGTAAAAGAAAATGTAAACAAAAGTGGTTCTATATATAATGATGCATTAAAGCTTTATAATAATGATCAGCAAGCTATAAAAGTAAGTAACTCATCTGCAATAAAAGCAATTAAAGATTTAGGTAGAAGCTATGAAGATGCAATTACATCTCTTGAAATGTTAGGTCTACCAATATCTAAAGAGCAATATAGTACTTATGTAAAAGAAAGAGGTGAACCATATGAAGCTGCATTAAACAATAAAATTTTAGATTATAAGTATGCACTAATGGGTAATAGAGGTGTAACAGAATCTAAAACAGGTGAAACACCTATATCTTATACACCTGCTGCACTAGATATTCTTGAAGATGAATGGAAAGTTTTACAAGAAATAACAAAATTAGAAAATGAAACATCTCCATTAACAGAAAGATCAAGAGAAGATAATATTGATATTGATAATATATTAGGTAAGATAAAAGCTTTTAGAGCTAATAAAGGTGCTGCTATTGGTGCAATTGTTTTACCAAACCAATACTTAAGTCTTCTTACAGAGTATGGAATTAAATTAAATGATAAGGCACCAATATTTAAAATTGATGGAGTTATATATAATGACTTTAGTGTGTTAAGAGAAAAATTAAGTGATGGTACTTTTGGCTTAAGAAAACAAGATATTATATCTTCTCTTATTACAATGGCTACAGATAATGCAAAAGAAAGATTGGTTGCTAAACTTGGTTTAAATAAATCAGCATTAGGATTAGTAGCAAACTTAACAGCATTAGGTGTACCAATTGGTACATCATTACTTTTAATAAACAATCCGGTTATTCAAGGTATATATAGTGAAGCTTTAAACAAAAAAAATAAAATGGATCCAGGGGTTAAAGCTTTAGTAGCAGCTCAGTTGGAAGAATTAAATCCAAATGGAGATAAAATTAAATCTGTACCTGTAACATCTCAAATGTTGATTGATGCAATAAAAGATCCGGAAAATATAGAAAACACAGTTAAGTTTTCCATACTTAAAATGTTCCAATCAGGGAATTCAATAGCAGATTTTACTGGTAACATGAGAGCTGTATCAAATTTAACACAGGGTTTAGGTAGAGACATGGCTGCAATTAATGAAAAAGCAAATCAAATAAATGTACTTTTTGATCCTAAAAAAGCTATAATGGATTTATCAAGTATATTTTATTCAGATACTTGGCAATCAAAATACTTAGAAATATTTAATGAAATACGTAATGAATTATTACCAACTACATTCTTAACGGCAAGTCCACAATTTCAAAGTATACTTGATAATCTTTTAGTAAATGTAAACACAGAAGGTTCAGGATATTCTGAAGAAACTACATCAAAAATATCTAGAGATTTATTATCATACATAACAATTAAAGCTTTTCAAAAGAAAGGTCAAAATATTGCAACATTAAACAATGATCTTATTTATAAATCTAATTTAGAATCAATAGGTGATTTAGTAGAAAAAATGCGTAACACAGAAATAGGAAAAGACAATTTCTTTTTAGAAGCATTTGCTGTAATAAATCAATATGATAATCCAAATAATAATACAGGATTAAATCTTGTAGAGTCAAATAGTTTTAGAAGTTTAAACAAATTACAAAAGGTTGATTTGCAAACATCATTTGCTAAACTGTATGGTTCTGTTGAAATGAGGGATGATGCATTATCAATAATTAATTACTTAATGGTTAAAGATGGATTACAGCTTGCCTACGGTACTTTAATTGATGCAATTAGTCCATTTACTATGAATGGTTATTTAAGTCATATAGACACAGCTAATACCGCTTTACGTAATGGTTCTGATGCAAAAATGCAAGAAGTGTTTGGTTTAACTATGTCTGAGCTTACTGACGAATTTACAAATGGTTATTTAACATCACATGTAAATAATGCATTATTAAACACAATTGGAAGTAAAACAAAAGGTTTAACAATAAAAGATGATATTTTATCTATAGAGTTAAATAAAAATCCAAAAATAACTGATTTATTATATGTAAGATATTTATATGCAGTTCCGGGACAAACGCCAATTTATGAAACATATATCCGTAGTTCAGAATTAAGCAATGACGAAAAAGCTGTTTTTAATCTTGTAGATACATATGGTTCTAATCAACAAAACGGAATTGGTTTTATGTTTGGTGAAAGACCTACCTATAAAGAAGTAAGAAATACAGTTTATAATAAAAATACAGGAAAAGATTTTAGCAAAGAAGACAACTTTACTTTAGATGATGACAATAGTAATTTTGAAATGCAGGAACTTTTAGAACAACAATTAGAAGAAGCTTTAAAAAATGCAGATGTTAACGCTGTTGTAGGTGTAACAGGAACTAAAGTTTTATTAGATGGGAATACTCCAACAGAATTAAAAGATAAAATCAAAGCTCCTATTAGGTCATTAGAAATGCCTAAGTATTCTGTAAATAAAAATTTAAAAAACTCTGATGGTTCTAAAAAATTTGCACAAACAGACGGAACTAAAATAACAATTAACCCTTTGTTAAAAGGTGATAATAAAAAAATCTTTTTTGATTATTTTATGGGTAATGTTCCCGGTGAATCATCTGCACAAAAAGCAAAAGTATTAGAGCAAATGGCAAAGCAGGATTGGTCTATTGACAGGATTGCAAATATATTAAACTCTAACTTGGCTATTAATGCATTCTTAGTATTACACGAACAAGATCATATAGACAATAATGATAAAGAAGTTTATTGGGCATTTGAAGAAAGTCAAGTAGCTCAGTTTGGTGGAAAGCTAATGGACTATAGAAATTTACTTACGCAAGATAAAATAGATATAGAAATAAGAGCAACAATTGCAGCATTAGAAAAAGTAGAATCTAATGAAATAAGATCCAGATCACAACAAACTAGTGAGGTTGATGTAAATAATAATACAGAAACAAACTTTGCACTTCAAGGTGCTAAAGAGTTAGAATTAGAATTAACTATGGAAGGTGCTACAGATTTAGAAGCAGAATTAATGGCTGATTTACAAGATGAGTTAGGTACTAATGCAGCAATAGAAAATTATTGGGATGCACAAATAGAACCTTTTCCAGATAAAAAGGCTAAATTGCGTGAACAGAAGCTTTATCCAATTAGTAAAATGATAAAAGCTTTTGAAGATGGTGGATACATATTTGATGCAACAGATAATAAAACTGCCGAAGAAGTTTTTATAGATGAAATAAACAATTGTATACTATAATATTAATAAACTATGGCTAAGTGTCCTAATAAAAATACAGCAGAATATAAAGCATTGCAATCAGTATACAAAACTGAAATAGCAACAAATAATATAATTAACCGCTGGCAAAAAACTAAAAGTAGTGATGCAATTCCTACAGTTACTGAAGCTGCAGAATATAATAAAAAAGCTAAGACTGCATATTCTTTAAAGCAAAAAGATTTTGGAACAAGCGTTTTAAAAAACTTAAAAGATAAAGGTCTTATTGTTACTTATGGTGATACTTTATTAATCAAAAGAACTTTTAAAGGGCAATGGGAAGGTAATCAAGCTGCAGTTAAATATCATGCAAATTTAATCCAGGGATATTTAAAAATTAATAATATACCTACAGAAGTAGTAAAAATAGAAAAAGGTAAAGATAATCTTACTTTTAAAGTATCTATTAGACCTTCTATTTTAAGACCTCAAGATATGCTACCTAAAACAAGAGGTTGGGATGATACCAGAGCTATATCAGTCATTGATCATTTAAGCAAATTATTTCCTCAGTTAGTTATAGAAATAAAATCCCTTAAAGAAGCAGAGGCTATACATAAAGAAATAACCCCAATTAAAAGACTTAAAGATTTTAAAAATGTAAATTCATTTTATCATAATGGCAAAGTCATATTAGTTAAAGGCAGAGTTACAAATGAAATTGCTATAGAAGAAATATTACATCCATTTATAGATGCTATAAAATTAGATAATGTAGAATTGTATAATAAATTACTAGCAGAAGCTAAACTTAATTTTCCTGAATTAAATGTAGAAATTAATGCTGCATACAGTGATAAGTTAAGGTTTAATGATAATGATAGAAATTTAGAATTAGTTACTCAAACTTTAGCTAGATATTTTAAAAAAGAATATGAAACTAAACCTACAAGAACTCTTGTAGATTTAATTATGCAAGCTTTAGAATGGTTTAAGTCAATAATAAGCGACTATCATATGCTTATTACTGGAGGGACAATACCTCTTTACAAAATTAACCCTAACACAAATTTTAGTGACATAGCTAAATTATTAAACACAAAGGATATTGATTTTAAATTAAACTTACGTGAAGGTTTAAGGGTAAAATATTCATATACTCCAGAAAAACAAAGAGTTATTGATGCAGCTAAAGACGGAGCTAATGGAATACAGATTGAAATAGTAGATAAACTTATGCACGTTGGTAAACATGCTACAGGTAAACCTATAGATACATTATCTGCAGGTGTTGCAAATCCTAATGGTTCAGATACATTAATGATATTTGATGAAGAATCACATACATATATGGATTTACTTAACGGAGAAGCGTATTTGTCTGCAACTACAGCAATAAAAGGTCAACTTACTAATAAAGAAGGAGAAGCAATAATAGCTAAAGAAGAAGCTATACAAAACCTTAAAGGGCAAGCACGTAAAGATGCTATAAAAAAATGGGACAAGAAAATTGCAGAAGAAAAACAAGCAGATATAAAAAAACTAGAATCAGTTGAATTAAATTTAAATTTAGGTAATGATTTAGATAGGATTGTAGATGCAATTGTATCTAAAGAAAAAGTTGGTGATGCTCTAAAAGATATGAAAATGTTTACTGAAGAGCAAGCTATAGATGCATATAATAGAATGCAAGTGGTTATAAGAGGTTTGATGCCGCATGATAGTATTGCATTATCTCAAGTTGTTGTATTTGATAAAGCAACAAAATTAGCTGGTACTGCGGATTTAATAATTATAGATTCAGATGGTAAAATTAGAATATTAGATTTAAAGACTAGTAAAAATTCTATATACGATACATTTAGAAAACCTACTATTACTGGATTTAGAAAAGCTAATACATATAAAGAAAGAAATTGGGATTTACCTGCAGATAGTAGGCTAAGACAAAAAGGTGTAAAAATGCTATCAACAAATGGACAGCATAATTTGCAAGTAAATCTTTACAGAAGAATGTTTGAAAATATGGGATATGATGTTTATGAAGGTGATTTTTCTGCTTCTACATTTCATATTCAAATGGATATAAAAGGAAAAGGTAAAGAACAAAAATATTTAGGTAGCTGGAAGTTTGAAGGAAGTTATGATCACACAGAAACTAAACCAAGTAATAATGGTTTATATGTAGATATGCTCATTCCTTCTATTAAAGACAATCTTAATAAGCAGAAAATGGAAGATGCTTTAAAAGATAAGGAAAACTCACCATACAGAGGTGATAAAGATACAGAAGCAATGGGGGAGGTTCCAAAAACTGTGGATGCCAAAGAACAACCTGCATTAAATACAATATTTGGAGCCTTAGAATCTTATTCATTGGCTTTATCAGAATCTCAAAAAGGAACTTTAAATACAAGTAAAGTATTCAGTAGTAAAACTAAGCAAGAAAAACAAGATAAAATTGCTAGAACTTTACTTTACATTAACCAGGGGATGAACAGAGGTCCTAATGAACAATCAAGAGTGTATTCTGCATTATTAAGTGATGCATTAAAAGATATAAGAGAATTTACGGCTTATATAACAGATCCAAATAATGTTACTAAACGTGAATTTATTAGTTATGTTTTAAATTTTAATAGGTTTTTATCTACATATGATAGTTTATATGCTATAAACAATTCTAAAGATTTAAATGCAACACAAAAAACATTAGTATTAAATTTAGAATTGGAATTAAATAAACTTGTTGGTTCAAAAAGATTAAAATCTGGAAGAGAAGGTTTAGTAAACGATGCTATATTTAATTATGTAAAAGAAGTTGTTAGAAGTAGATCTAACAAAAAATTTGGTGTTGAAGGAAGTGGATTTACAGAACAAGACTTAATAGATGAGCTTACAATAGGTAATGATATCAGTTTACCACAACTGCAAACTAGAGATTTAGCTACATCAACAAGTACATTACTTGCGGTAATTGATAAAATATATAAAGAACAAAAACAAATTCTTTTAGATAGGATTAGTTATAGAGAAAATGTAGTTAGTACTATAGCAAATAAATTATTAAAATTAGATGGAGGTAGTAAAAATCAAATATATGATTACATGCATGTATTTGATTCAGAAGGTAACAGAACAGGTGCATATGTAAAAGAAATTGGTAGCTTATATACTGATAAACAATTTGAATTACACCAAGAGCAATATGACATTAATGGTTTTAGATATCAATACAGAGATGTAACAGATTTATTTACTGCATCACAAGAAGATATAGATTATAATATTAATTTAGCATTAAAAAAACAAAAAAGTTCTAAATTTTGGAGCGCTGAAAGATCAGATGAAAACGGAAATAGAATAGACGGTGAATATCATAGTTATACAGATGAGTTTTTACAAGAAAGAAGAAAGTATGAAGAGTGGATAAATAAAGATACTTTTGGATATTGGAGTAGAAAAGGTGGAATAAAAGATGCTGTGTATGATGCATGGGAAATGAAACATTTTGATTTTACAAGATATAATAAAGCAAAATATGCAGGTGGGGAACCAACAGGGGTAGTGCAAAAACAAGAAAAAGGTAGATTTCCTAAACCAAAATATAGAGTTATAAATACGTTTACAGTTAATGAAGATGGATCACAAGGACAAGATATGCGTAGTGCAAAATATAAAGCTATATTTGATCCAAGTAAAACAGATGCTTTGTCAATTGCACAAAGAGAATTCTATGAAATATTTGTAAAATATTATGAAAAAGAACTGTTAGAAATGCTAGATGATAGGACTAGAGAACAAATGTTAGGAAAAGTACCTGTTGTTAGAGATAACTTATTAGATGATTTAAAAAATAAATCTAATGTGTTTACTAAAATGTATGCTAATACGGTTAGATCAGTAAAAAATTTAACTGTTGAAACAGCTACAGAAAAAACTGTATTACTTGATGAGAATGGAAACTTTATGAACTCTATGCCTGTATATTTTACAGGAAACCCTAGAGTTGAAGGGGCTTTGGAGGCTGCTGAAGCTGAACTTACAATATTAAATAATGAATACAAAAAAGGGACTATGTCTCCTGAAAAATATAGAGGAAAAAAAGCCATCATAGAAGGTAGAATTGCAAAATTAAGAGTTCAGCCTTCAGTAGGAGAAATTAGTTCCGATTTAGGATCAAGTTTAATTAAGTTTAGTGCTATGGCTGAACACTATGAAGTAATGGGTCAAATAGAAGATACCTTATCTGCAATTGTAAGAGTTATAGAAAATAAAGAGTTTAGACCTTCAGATAAAAAAACAAATTTATTTGGACGTACTTCAGCAGGTTTGCTTAAAAAAGTTGGTTTTACTAAAGAAAGTTCTGGTGATTCTAATACATTAAAAAGAGCACGTAAGTACTTATCAATGGTTTATTATGATAATGAGTTAATTAGTCAAGGTGCTGCTGAAAAAATTGCAAACTCATTAATATCTGCATCATCTTTAGCATATGTGGCATTTAATCCTTTTGGTAACTTTAATAACTACCTTATGGGTAGAATTAACAATAATATAGAAATGCTTGGAAGTAGATTCTTTTCTAAAAAGAATTATTTTAGAGCAAGTAAAGCGTATAACACTATAGCTTTACCCGCAATTATACAAAGAACCGGAAGTGGTTTAGCAGATATAACAGATATTGCAACATTGGGTTTATTAGGTGTTAGTAAATCAGATTATGATCCAGATAAAGCTAATAACAAATATGAGGCTTTTGTAGATTTATTTAGAATGATGGATGATTCAACAGATATACGTGAAACATCTAGAAAAAATGATCAAAAAGGATTATGGGAAAGATTTAAAGCTTGGGGTTATGTACTTCAAGACGCAGCAGAATACAATGTACAGACTAAAGTTGGTATTGCAATGTTAATGGATACTAATATAATAAATGAAACAACAAATGAAACAATGTCTTTGTATGATGCGTTTACTTTTAAAAATAAATCTCATAATTTAGAATTAGCTGAAGGTTTTACAACAGTTGTTAATAGAGATGGAACAAGAGAAGAGTACAGTGATAAGTGGAGATATGCTTTTAGAAATAAAATACGTGAAGTAAATAAACAAATTCATGGTAACTATGCTGCTGAAGATAGAATGGTAATTCAAAGTACTGTATTAGGTAACTTGGCTGCTCAATTTCATAAATGGGTAGCACCGGCAATTAGATCAAGATTTCAATCTGAATATTTTGATGAGAATTTAGGCTGGATGGAAGGTAGATATAAATCTGCTTGGCAATTTGCAGCTTATGTTAAACAACAAATTTGGGCAGGTAACAGAGACATAAGAAAGTATGGTGCAGGATTTAAAAAAATAACTACAGATGAAGGTGGTGGGTTTGCTGAACAAAGAGGAGCAAATAAACTTTTTGGGGTTTATAGAACAATGGGTGAAATAAGTATTATTTTAACTGTAAGTTTAATAAATACTCTTATGGATAGCGTTTTATCAGGAGATGATGATGACAGTGACACTGAAAAAAGATTAAAACATTTAACAAGATATCAAGGTGACAGACTTTATAAAGAATTAGTTTTATTTATGCCGCTTTCTACAGACTCATGGACTCAAATTTATCAAATGGCTAAGTCTCCAATTGCAACAACTAGAACATTGGGTGAATTAGGTGAAGCTTTAAGTTTATCTATCTGGACACCAGCAGGATATATTTACTATAGCAAAGATGAATTTTATGCTGATAAAGATTATGTTTATCAAAACAAACCTAATAAAGGAAAATTAAAAGTAAATAAAGCTTGGAGTGATGCATTGCCAATTCTATATAGTATTCAAAAATGGCAAAATTTAATAAAAGAGCAAACTTTTATGGCTGGTAAATAATTTAATAAAACTCTCAGTAAAACCTGGGAGTTTTCATTTAAATAACGTATATTATTATATAGGATACAAAGACAAATGACAACTAAACTCTTATTAGTGAGCATAACAGCATTTTGCACGTACTTATGTACGTACTTTTTTGATTTATCAATGGAAAACATGGAGCAATACTTGGCGGTTTGTTCAATATTATGGTTAGATGGTATTTTTGGAGTATGGGCTGGCTGTAAAAGAGAAGGGTTTAAAACATATAAAGCTTTAAGAATAACAAAGAATACATTTACATGGTTAGCCATCCTGACCGTTATTCTTATGATAGAAAAAGGTTTTGCAGGTACAGGTTGGCTATCCGAGGTAATTATAGTTCCTTTTATGTTACTTCAAATTATAAGTGCCTTAAAAAATGCCTCTATGGCAGGGCTGATAAAAACAGATGAGCTTAATAAAATCCTAGACAGAATTGACAATCATAAAGGATTAAGAAAGTAAACTATCCTTCACAACTAGAGCATTCTAATATATTACGTGCAAAATCTTGAGCACTACTTTTACTAAACTGATAGTATAAAGTCTTTACACCTTCTTCCCAGGCATACATATAAAGTTTATTTATATCTTTAGCTGAAACAGAAGGATCAATCATTAAGTTTAATGACTGAGACTGATCAATGTATTTCTGTCTCTGTGCCGCTTGAAGAACAATCTCTTTAGGAGATATTTCAACAAAAGACTTAAACACTTCTTTATTAGGAAAATCTAAATGTTGTACACTTCCATCTTTTTTAAGAATTGACTTCCATGTTTTATCATTATTTAAACCATGCTTTTCTAATTCAGTTTCTAACAAAGGATTTTTGTATACTGTTTTAGACTTAGCAAGGTCTTTAATAAAGTAATTAGATTTAATAGGCTCTATTCCCATGCTTACAGCACCGTGAATGAACGAACTAGATTTAGTAGGAGCAATGGCCATAAGAGTAGTGTTAGCATACCCTTCTCTAAGGCATGTGTACTCATACTCATTATGTAACTCTCTAGAAGCAATCTCACTTCTATCTTTAAGTGTTCTAAATATCTCACTGTTTAATCCTTTAGCTTGCAATGAGTCAAACTCAATAAGCTTTGATTGAAATAATGAATGGTAGCCCATAACACCCAAACCAATTGCTCTATGCTTTTCAGCAAAGTTAGATGCTCTCTTCATGCCCGGCATAGTCTGAGACTTAATAATAAACTCATCCATTACTGCATTTAAGAAATATACATATGTTTCAATTGCGTCAGTCTCTTTTATTTGGTCCCAATGCAATAGGTTAATAGATCCTAAGCAACAAACAAAAGAATTATAACTGTCTGTAGGCAATTGTATTTCAGAACATAGATTTGAAGCTGTAATGTCCATACCTAATTCTTTATATGGGGAGTTGTTATTAGAGTTATCTTTAAACATAACGTAAGGAAATCCAAACTCACTTCTATTTTGAATAATCTTGGCCCATATTTTACGTTTGCTTTTGTCCCCATCTTTCATTTCTTGCATCCACTTATCAGTAACTGTAACACCATACTGCAGATTCTGTATAAGATTACCTTCTGTACCAATGTCTAAAAATTCTAAAATATCCGCATGCTCAACTGGTAGATAGACTGCACATGCGCCTCTTCTAGCTTCTGATTGTTTGCATACATCAACTGTAGTATCATAAAGTCTAGCATAGTGAACGGGACCATCTGCAAATCCACCTGTAGAAATAGGAGCACCTCTTTCTCTAATGTTTCCTAAATAAGCGGAAGTTCCACCTCCATATTTAGACATCATTCCAATTTCACGACTAGCATTTAATATGCTATCTAAGTTATCATCTATATTAGATCCATAACAACTAATAGGCAAGCCTTTTGCTTTTCCAAAATTAATCCATACAGGTGTTGATAAAGAGTAATACCCTTTACTCATATAGTTTTCAAACTTTTCTGCAAAACCTTTTATATTCAAATACTTTTCTGCTTTAATAGAAATGTCTTTGATTCTTTGCTCAGGAGATTCTGTTATATATCCCCTTGATAAAAATGTACGGCTATCTTCATTAAGCCAATAGTATTTATTGTATTCCATTATTTTGGTTTTTAAAATAAATCATCAACTGTGATGCTTTTACTTTTTTTATTATAATCTACACTTTTTTTGTAAAAGAAGTCTCCTTCTTTGGTTCCTAGTATTTCTATATCAAACCATTCAGTAGACTTTAATAGTTCTGAGTCAACTTCAAAGATTGGTTTCATACCTATTTTTTCTAGTGAATTATTAAATCTGTTTTTTATAAAGTTTTTAATTGTTTTTTTAGATAGAAACTCTAACTCTCCGTTGCTAAAAATCCATTCTAATATATCACATTCTGCAACATAAGCTTTTTTACAAGCAGAGTAGATTAATTCTTCAAACTCCTCATCAAACCACTCAGGATTTTCTTTCTTGATGATGTTGATGATCTCAGCTCCAAAGTTACCATGGATCTCTTCTTCTTTTGATGTTGCTTCTACAACATTAGATATACCTTTAAAAACATTCTTTTCTTTGTTAAAGCTCATCATAATTAAAAACTGACTAAACAAACTTACGTGCTCTATAAATAAAGAAAATAACAATACAGATTTAGTATACATTTTATTGTCTTTAGAACGTGTACCATCCAGGTATTTTTTTAAGTATTTAAGTCTACCTGCAATTGCCGGAACATCTACAACACTTTGAAATTCTTTTTCAAGACCGAGTATTCTAAGTAGTCTAGCATAGGCATCTTTGTGTCTTACTTCTGATTCAGCAAACGTCATTCCTACATCACCAATTTCAGTAATAGGCATACGTTTATACATATCAGCCCAAAACGTTTTTACATTTACTTCTATTTGTGCAATAGCAAGCATAGTTTTTTTAATAACATCCCGCTCAGCTGGCGTAATAGTTACTTTAAAATCTTGTACATCTTCTGTAAAATTAAACTCAGTGTCAATCCAATAGGAGTGTCTAATAGCATCTTTATATGCTAAAAGTTGTGGGTATTCATAAGGTAAAATGTTTACTCTTGGTTTAAAAATGTCTTTGATTTTCATAAAAGTTTAATTAGGATTAAAAAGCTGCATTTCTATAAAGAAAGATGCAGCTTTGTATTATATATAAGTTATAAAAAATATTTTAATTTATAGATTTAAAAGATAATATTAACATAAGAAAATTTAATAAAGACAATGCCAATTTCTACACCTTTTACTTCACGATAAATATCATCATCACATAAAACTTCACAATTAACTGATTTAATGCCAAGTAAAGTTTCAGAAGGCAATAGTTCCATTGCAAATTTGTGTTTAAAAAGAATTGGGTTAAGTTTATTCATACTATGATTATTTGATGTTTAATTAAAATTTTTGTATATTATATATGTAAACACATAATATAGAAAGTAACAAATATAAGATTTATTTAAAGTAAGATTGTAATTTGATTATTAAAATATAGTGTAAAAAATAAAAATCATGAGAAATTTATGTTTATTTATAAGATGGATAACAAAAGGTAAAGTTTGTTTTAAGTCTTGCCGTAAAGGATTATGTAAAAAAACTAAAAGCAAATTATAATGACAAATTGGGAATTAGAAATAGCATTTCATTGGCCGCATGATAGATTTGCATTAGGTTGGGAACTAATTCATGCTACTAAAAAGTATAATTATACAACATTTAAAGTGTATTTATTTTTTGTTACCTTAACACTTGATGTATAAATTAAAATAAAATGAAAAATAAAAGAAGCTGCTTACCAAAGCAAAAACTAACAAGACAAAAAAGCAAACTGTTAATGAGATCTGGCGGAGAGTTAGATGATATAATGATGTCTTCTATTATTGAAAAAATGAACAAAGGTGGTGATGCTAAAAGATTAGCAAGAGACTATGAAACAGGTGGTGAAAGCATGCAAGAATATAAATTAGGAGGAGGCACACATAACACTTATAGTGGAAAACCAAAAAAGAAGAAAAAATAATGAACATTTTAACTGACATATTAAGTTTATTTAAAAGAAATAAGTTTGTAAAAGAAGCTTTACCTAATGATGTATTGGTATTAGGTCTTAACCAAGAACCTGATATGACAGGTGTTGCTTCTCCTATACCATATAAAAGTGTTAGATTAATTAAACTTAAAGATCTTAGTGTTGCTGTTAAATATTGCGATCATGTAAATACTCCACAAACACCTGCTTCTAATTCAGGAACTGTATTTCAAAAAACAAATATTGATCCTCTTACTGAAAAATGTACAGTTTATTACAGAACGCTTAGATCATTAAGCACTAATTTAACTATAAATAATTCATTTGATAATGACTATGTAGAGATTAGTACAACTGGTGAACCTAATACTGCAGCAAATGTAGGTTCAGGTATAGGGGTATGGAAAAACAAAGTAGGTGAAACGTTAAACTTTAAAACATTAATAGCAGGTTCTAATATTGCAATTACAGAAAGTCTAGGATTAGATGAAATAACAATTTCTTCAACAAGTGGTACCTCAGACCAGGCTCATTATTTTAAAAGAAATTTTTATACTTCAGAGTTGCAAAGAACATTAGGATATGATTATTGGATTTATGCAAATCCAATTTTCCCTCAAACAACTCCACCAGCTGGAATGATTCCATCAAACGATTGGATAGGTCACAATATAACAGACCCTTCTGTAAATTTTCAAGAAATAGGAGGATTGCTTTTAAACGCATCTTTATATAGTGGTCCAAAAACACATTGTAAAGCTGATTACAGAGATCTTTGTAAAGTAACAGTAAGAGTTAGTTCTAATGTAGCACAATTTCAAGTAATGCTTTATAAAACTGCAACTTTATGTCAACCATTAGGAACACAGAAAGATTGGGACTTAATATCTTCATGTAATTTTACAGGATCAGCAACAGCAACTGATGAATTAATGATGTGTTGCGAAATGGATCTTACTGGAGCTACTACAAATATAAAAAGGTTTGATACTGATGATGCCTTAATGTTGGTTGTACAAGCAACAGGTGGTACTGGCAATCTTGGATTTATGAATGGAGAAATTTCATTTGAGATGCAAGATGGAAGTTATGTTTAATTAAATGCAACATTAGAAATAAAAATTTATAAATAAAAAATATGCCTAACTTTATAACAAAATTATTTTCAAGCGGAGCAACTAAATTAGTTGAAGGAATAGGTGGTGTCTTAGACGATCTTATTACATCCAAAGAAGAAAAACTAGAAGCTGCTCATAAAATTAAAGACTTAGTTGCAAAGCATGAAGTTGAAATGGAAGAACAAATAACTTCAAGGTGGGCCTCAGACATGAATTCAGATTCATGGCTCAGCAAAAATGTAAGACCTTTGGTTTTAATATTTTTAGTTGTATCAACAGTTCTATTAGTATTTATAGATGCAGGAGTTATAACTTTTAAAGTAGAAGACAAATGGACTGACTTATTACAAATAGTATTAATAACAGTGATAGGAGCATACTTTGGTGGCCGTTCTATTGAAAAAGTAAAAAATAATAAAAAATAAAAGGTATGAACAAAATGACACCAAATAAAAAACGGATGCATGGTTATGCTAAAGCTGGTGGACTCAATGCATTTAAAGATGGAGGTGGTGTTTTAGATAATAGTGATGGAGTAATTACTTCTTTAGCTGCAGCGGCTGCAAAAGCAGCTGCAAAAGCAGCTAAAAGAATTGCAAAAAAAATAACAAGTGTAACAGATGGTTTTGTACAAAAAAATATGACAAAAACTCCTGATTTATCAAAACAAAGAAGAAGAGTAATAGCAAATGAAAATTATAAACCAAAAGGTGGTAGATAAAAATTAATTTAAAAACAAATATTATGAAAAAGAAAATGAAAGGATACAACATGGGTGGATTTACTATGGGTGCAGGAGATGGAGATATGAGTCCAGCTAAAGCAGGAATGATAGCAATGGCTAAAGGCGGAGGTCTTATGGGTTTTATGAATGGTGGTAGTCCATTAGATGTACTAACAGATCCAAGGATGAAAAAAAAAAAATAAAAAAAATGCAAACAGCAGGGCAAGTACCACCTACTAGACCTTTTACTGGAAAAGATGATCCAGCATATCAGAAAATGATGAAAGAGGCAACAAAAAGGCAATTCTTGCAGATGAAAATAAGGAAAGAGAAAAAAAGTAAAAAAAATGATTCCATTGTCTAATCATTTAAAAAAATAATTTAAAAACATATTAATTATGGGTAAAAAGATATCATTCCCTATGGGAGACGGAAAGGTAGCTAATGGATATTATAATCC